TGTTGCTACAAATACAACTTGAAAGAAATGGTCTGCCATACCTGAATAATAGATATCACCTCCACTCTTTAAAACTGCTTCTGTTGTGTTGTCTGTACCTAAGAAGAATGACAAGTCAGGTACTACACCTGTGCCGCCGCTAGGGTACATAAGATTATATCCTACTACCATGAATGTAATACATGATATCGAATATAGTGCTATATTTTTAGTTAAGATTTCTGTTGTGTTTTTAGCCCTTACTAAACCAGATTCCAACATTGTGAATCCAGCTGCCATCCACATGACAAATGCACCCATAACTAAAAAATATAGTGTATCTAGAGCATATGATATCTCTATTATACTATTTTCCATTGTTTACCTCGTTGTTTTTTTAGGTGAAAAGCGGTCCACCATTGTTAATTAAAGTCAGCAACCTGACTAGCTTTTCATAATATAGTCTTCAAATCGTAGATAAAAATGTTCCTATCATAAAACCTGTTGCAGTTATTAAACCTAAAAATCCAATAAATGCTAATGCATAATAGAATACATCTATATAATATTTAATTGTTTTCATAATACTAACCTCTTGTCAATTTTAATACTTTATCAATCTGTGCCTTAATAATAGGTGCTCTATTTGGCCAGTATATATAGTCTTCATCACTTTTTGCAAGATTGTATAGAAAGGGTAAAATTACCTTTTCTATATCTTTAAATCTTTTAACTGTTTCTTCATTAGATATCTCTTTTGTGATTGTATCTTTTTCAGCAACAATTTGCATGATTTCATTCATCATACTTTTAATAGATGATACATCAGACTTAACTTTTGCTATTTCTATGTTAGTCTCTTTGTTCTCACCCACTACAACCTTTTCTTCTACAGGTTTTTGATTGACTGGTGTAAAACCAAAATCTTGGTCTAAGTCAAAACCTCTCATGTAATCAGGTATATCTGCCATTACTTATTCCTCTTTTATTTCTTTAAGCGTTTTGTAAATTAATTGCTGAAAGCCCTTTTTCTGTTTGGGTAACTTCAAATGTTAATTCATCACCTTCATTTAATTCAAGATTTGATTCTCGAACTGCTGAAGAATGTACAAATACATCTTTTTCTTGGTCATCTCTTGCTATGAACCCAAATCCTTTGGTAGGGTTAAACCATTTTACTTTTCCTTTTATCATCATTTGTTTTTTTATTTCCTTAAATGTTTGTCTATTGCCTGTCTTGTTTTAATGTCTTTGATAGATTTTTTGCCATATCTATCTCCGAGCTCTGATTGAGGATGTGCTTCTGCAATTCTAGATAGATTTTCTTTCCAACCAGAATCCGTTTTAATGCTTCCATGACCTGCAACTATATTTAGTCCTGTGTGAACTTGTTCTACATCAGGATTATCAACTAAGTAGTTTTCCATTTCAACGATTTTCATCATCTTTTCTTCAACTACTCCTGTTGATGTATTGTGAAAGGTGTATATTGGCATTACTGCATGTCCTCCTATAAAATGATATCCCAAAATATTGCCACAGCAGATACAAAAAGTATCGCCTTAACAATATCAGGTAAATCATTACATATGTCTTGTATTTTATCAATCATATTGATTCTCCAATTGCTTGACTATACCACTCAGGAACTTTTGAAGGTTCTTTCCATGTGGCAAAGTCTCGCTTCTTCATTATATAATATTTGCGGTAACTCCCTACCACATCACCTGGTACTTTACATTCATCTGGCATAGCAGGTGTAGGTAAAGTGCCGACTACATTAAGAGGAGAATTTTTAGGTGGATTTCTCAATACTTCTTTTAGTTTTACAACTGAAGCATGGTCTACACCTTTAAACCTCTTCTTAAATTCTTCGTTAAGAGCAATGAAGTGTCTGTACAACCAGTTATAATTGTATGCACTTTTCATAACCCATTGGGTTGATGGATGATTAATCCAGCCTGCCTTGTACAATGTCTGTTCCATCATAGTATCAGGATGACGCCATCTCTTGATTTTGCGACCATTCGCTGACTTACCATAGTACATCTCACCATCTTGTACTCTCTGTACAGCACATAACATCTGTGCTGATTCTAGTATCATTTTGACTACATGTTTATCACATGCCATCTGAGCAGATACTTCTGGACTCTTAGCTAATGCAAAAATGTTCATAATATGTCCATTATACAGTACTTGTTATCATTTGTCAAGCCTTTTATACATTATTTTTATATTTTTCATCACCCTCAGACCATGTATGTATCTGATTCAACTTCAATTTAATCTCATCTGGACTCAATGTTGCTCTTTCCTCATCAGTAAGGGATTCCACAAACTGTTCATATTCCTTTTCCTTTTTCCATACCTTTTTTTGTTTTGCTAGAATTTTTGCAATTTCTTCTTCTGCATTTCCTTCAAGAATTTCAGGTTCCTTTTTCATCCTTTGTTCCCTAATTGATATGTTTGCAGCTATTAACATTAATACTGCAACTGGGTCAAATACAAATATCAATATAATTATAATGATTCTAACAGCTTCATCAAAATGATTTACTGCCTCATCACCATATATAAATTCTGCAACATACTTAATAGGACCTAAATCTGCCTCTATCTTTAATTGTTCTGTTCGTATACCTGATTTCTTATCAGATAATTCGTTTATCTTATTTAAACTTTGGTCTATAGTTTCTTCAAGAGATAGTCTTTCTAGTTTTTGATTATTTCTTTCAGTTATTGCCTTTTGTGAACTACTAGTAAACCAACTTGTTTCTTCTGATTGAGTTTCAATCAAATCATCCATTCTCGTTAATTGTTTTTGAGAACGGTCAATAGTTTTTTGTCTTTGTTCAATCTGTTCATCTAGTATTTGTACTTGTAATTTATTATTACTTTCAGGTACAACTTGGTCTAAATGTGCCTTTGATAGAAATCCGAAAATACCTATTGAAGTTATAAAAACTAAGACTACAACTGCACTTGTTAAATAATACTTTATTGATTTTGGTAACAATGGACTATTCCAATTGTTATATAACCAACTTGCCATTACAAGTTTTGCAACTTCTAATGCACCACCCATAGCATATATCGCTGTTGTGGCACCTGCAAATAAAGCTGCTAACCCTATTATACTATAACCTGCGGCTATAATAGATAGTGATATACCACTAATTAAAATTAAGTAAGTTAAAAACATAGTACTATTTATAATGTTTCTAAGTCTTTAATTATTCTAATAACTCTATCAGCGTAATCTGGTGTTTCACTATATCTGTCCATAGTCTTTACTGCAACTTTAGGATTCATAGTCTTATCATTCATTATAGTGTGTGTTCTATACTTTCTAAACTTATAATATGCTTGATGTTCATTTAATAAACGATAGTATTCTTTTACTGAATCACATTTATTTAAAAATACTCTGTACATAACATCTTCATTTTCTTTTGCATGTCTATGAGGTACTTTGTTTGAAAATGCTTTTATACCAAATAGATTGTTTGAATCTTTTGCCAAGTCTGATTCACCCCAGCCTGTTTCTAGAACTGATTGTGCAATTATCATATTTCTAGGTATGTAATTGTTTCTTGTTATTGTTGTTTCTATCTTATCTACACATTGATTAATTCTATCAATATATTCTTCTTTGTTAGTATAATGAAAACTTGGGTCTGGAAAGTCTCTCATTATAAAGTGATTAGGATTAAATGTTCCTATGTAATATATTACTAGTGTATAAAAGGCACCTGCAATTACTTGATAGAATATATTAATTATTTTATTTAAAGTTTTCACTTCTTTTTCCGTCTTTCATACTATATTTTTTTACCCTTCTGAAATCAAAATTTATAACTAAACTTCTTCGCATTCCGTCACCTTTAAAAGGGTATACTAAATGTTGCATGTCATAAGGAAAAATATAAAAATCACCTACTTTAGGTGTTATTAAATATGTGGGGTCACTAAAAGTACCACCACAATTTCCTACTAATTCTGTTTTACCATTTAGAGCGTTACCTGTTTTTGTTATTTCTTCACCGAAATCTGGAACTTTTAAATATAAGATAGATGAAAAACCTATATCCTCTACACCACTATGAGTATGAAGTCCTTGATATTCTCCTTTATATTGGTCATTTATCCATGCACTATGAACATTAACTTCTTCGATATCATATGAATAATCTTGAGGACAATTATCTGATACATGAAATATACTATCTCTAATTTCATGGTCAGAATCAACTCCATCTACATAATTTGTAAAATGATATTCATTTTTAATTTTACCAACTAGATAATCTTGAGCATTAGTTTTATCATCTATTGTATCGCACTTTGCATTTATTCTATCTACAAGATTTTGTGATACTTCAAACTTATATGCTTTTTGACCAAAATGTATTATGTGAGGTTTCACTTTATGTAAGCTACATAATTAAATCCACCTACATTATCGGATAGTCTTCTAGATGTAAATACTAAACTCTCTGATAGTTTTTGCATTTGTTTTTGTAATTTTTTTCTTTGTGTAGGTGTTAGATTGTCTTCTAAATCTTGACCCCAATTGCCAGTATAGTATGTTACTACTGGTGATTTATAATATTTTTCATTTCTTGTTTTATCCATACCTTCTTTTAGATAACTTTTAAGAAACTTGGGTGCTTCTATCAACTGTTTTTTCAAAAATTGGTCTATCTCTTTACTCATAATATAATCTCCGTATTTTTATTAACTAACTTCTTTCACTTCTTGTACCACACTTTTTGGTATAATTGTAGAATTTCCACATTCATCAATACTACCATCTTCCTTAAAATTGAAATCACTAACCAATCTAATGACTTCATCATCATCACTAATCAGAAAACCTGTACTTAGACATCTAGGCATATTTTCTTCTTTTACATCCTCGACACTTCGCCATGAACTATCAGATTGAATATCAATCCAATATACATGAACAAACTTGTATGGAATTTTTTTAATTTTACTCACAGTCTGGTTCTTCCTCAGTTTCAGTTTCGGTTACAGGTTCATCTTCTTCAACTGTAATCGTTATAATAGGTTTACCATCTACGACCATTGTCATTGTTTTTGATTCAGCTCTTGATGTTGTGAAACATAAGACTAGAGCGGTTATTAATATAAATGTACTTAATTTCATTAATGAATACTCCTTGGTTTATTCATTTCTTCTTCCATATTTTCTTCATACTCTGTTACTACTTGATGATATTCTGCTAGTAGTGTATCAAGATAATCTAATAAATCTGTTCTGACTTTTTTATCAACTTTACCTTCAGGATTTATTAATTGAATACTTGCTTTAATCAAAAGTATTTCTTCTATAAATTTTAGTGCTTCATGTGGTCCCATTTATCATCTCCTTCACTTCTTCTAAGTTTTTATATGCAAGAATATTTTCTGTCATACTATTAATAGAATCTTTAATTAAATCTCTGTATTCATTTTTTAAATGAAATATAGCAGATAGAGGATGTACTTCTACATCAATAAAGAAAGCTGCTGTATCTTTATCTACTGTCATTGTTCTTTCATGTTCTATTCTAAAATACAAATCATCTAAGGATTTAATAGATGGTTTTTTATGTCTTGGGTGATTACTTAAACCTTTTAAAGGTGATATCCCCCATACATGTCTATGAAAACTTTTACCACTTACCATAGAACGCCATATGCCTTCACTTGCACGAATTAGTGCTTCATTATCTGCAACAGGTTGATGTACTTCTGATAGTGATTTACCTTGTACATTTCTAGGATTCCATGAACTTGCCATTGCGACAAAAGCTGCCTCAACTTTACCTTTATGCATTATGATAATATCATCAGGTATTTCTAACCCCATGTCAATCATATCTGTAAAAGGTTCTTCAACTAAATTCATAGCCAGAGAAGTCTTTTTAACCAACTTCAGATTTTCAGCAACTTCTGATTCAAAAGTTATATCACTCATTAGCATATTATACTCAATAAGTCTTGCTTCATAATCATCTTGAAGGTATTCTTTAAACTGTACCCCACCACAAGGCGTAAATTTAGGACTTGTTGAGTAGGGTATTTGTACTATTTCTTTTATATTCATAATTTATGTATCCATTATACAGGACTTTCAATTCAATGTCAAGCACTTTTTTAAGTTTTTGTTGGGTCAATATAATCATCATTCCATCCAAAAGCGTCCTTTACAACTGAAGGAGTTAGTCCTTTATATGCATTATGCAACTTCTTATCTTTTGCATGACACATTAATAGTGCCTCATCTTTATGAAGACCTTCTAGTATTTGAATGAAAAGAGTTTCTTTTCTTGTTTTAGATAATGTATTATCACCACCAGTTACAAAGTGCCATAGTTTATTAGATTCAGATTCTAATATAGTATGTTCTGTACCTATAGGTGCTTCATTCTCCATGTAAGGAGGTTGTCCTTTAGGTAAATCCCATTGTATTTTTGGGTCAAATGCACCTTTTAAGATTCTTCTTAAGCCAGGTGAATCATTCTCTTTCAAGATTTCTACTTTTTTTGATTTTACTTTTGCATTGTTTATTTTAGTAAATATCTCACTAAATAACAATTTGCCTGTACCACCTGTCGCTAATTGTCGCATAGCGTCAGGAGACATTAGGTTAGGGTGTCTTTCTGCCATAATATTTCCTCATGTTAAAAGTCATTTATATTTGTCATCAAATTTTTCAACTTGTGGTCTATAAAGTATTGTAATAGTTTTGAACTATTGGGTACTTTATATGACCTGTAAGTATTTATAATATCCTCTTGTATCGCTAGAGGAATCTCTGTTAAATCAATTAACTTCTTATTTCGTTGATAATTTAATCTTGTTATACTACCGAGTGGTATATTATCTAATTCTGCCCACTCTAGTAATCTCTTTTTATGTATTGGTTGCTGTTTTTCACCTGTTACAAATACATTGTCATCTGATAAAATATTCGGTACACCATCTGAACGGTCACCTCTTATTATCTGTTCATGTAAATATTTTACAGGGTCTTCATTTTTAATAAATTTTTTCTGTATAGGACTAAATTGTCTTACTTCAGGATATTTATGCAACTGTATAAAATCTTTATCACCAGATACTATCATAACATCTTCTTTATTGTTATGTGCCTCTCTACATAATATCGCAATGATATCATCTGCCTCAGAATTATCTACTGATAATACCATGTAAGGAAAGTTTTCAGCAATTTCATCCTTAACAACTGATATTATATCAAATAAATCATCCCATTTATCTGTTGATTCTTTAGTTTCAACTCTATCCTTTCTTCTTTGATGTTTATAGTTAGGAAAGTATTCTCTACGCCAAGGGTTTGATGAATCGGCACATAGTATTTGTGTTCCATACTTTTGTTTAAATTTTAAATTATAACCTCTTATAGAGTTTAGTACCATATGTCTAAACATATCTATATTAGGAGCTTGTTGTCCTCTTGTTTGTGCCATATAATTGGATATTAGCACTTGGTTTAAATCAATTAAAATCATTTATCATCTTCCGGTTCTGGAAACTCAAAGTCTGGTTCAAAAACAATTTCTGTTTCATTATCAGCCCCAAAGTCTAATTTGTAATTAGGTAAATCTTTATCTGTTAATACTTTACTATAGTTAATTACCGGTTGCACTTCACCATTGGCATTATGTTCAACTGTAATTATTTTATCAATCAAAGCTTGTGCAAGATGGTCTTTCCCAAAATCT